AGCCATAACAAATGTAAAAAATATAAATATTCCAAACGTACGACCACCCGCTAACGTAGGATCTGCAGGTGGTGTAAATCCAATCCTAGTACCAAACCCTGTAACCAGAGCAACAGTAGGAAGTCAGTAATGAATATAGAACAATTAAGAGAAGAACTAAAAGTCGATGAAGGCGTTAAGTATGAAATATATCTTGACCACCTTGGTTTGCCAACATGTGGCATTGGTCATCTGATCACGGATCAAGATCCAGAGCATGGTCTCGAGGTTGGCACAAAAATAGATGAAGAGCGTGTCAATGAATTGTTTGACCAGGATGTAGAAGTCACAACGAATGAATGTCGATTGTTATATAATAATTTTGATGATCTACCAGAAGAAGTACAAAGAATCATAGCCAATATGATGTTTAATATGGGTCGGCCTCGTTTATCTCGCTTTCACAAGATGAAGCAAGCCGTTGACTCTGGCGATTGGTCTGAGGCTGCCGCTCAAATGAAAGATTCGAGATGGTATAACCAAGTAACCAACAGAGCACAACGACTTGTAGATCGTATGCAGAATGTTACAACCTAACCAACTTCTCCCCAGTCTTTACCGAGTTCTTGATCAACCTTACTTGGTATTTTTAATGGTAATCCTTGTTCCATAATCTCTGTAATTTTATCTGCTTGCTTTTGTGAACTGACACTAAAACAAAGTTCATCATGCACTGTAAGCAGTGGCACTAATCCTTCCTTAAAACAATCCACCATGGCTTTTTTGGTCTGATCTGCTGCACTGCCTTGGATTAATCTATTTAATGCCTTGTACGTAAAGGCTCGTCTAATTCCTGGTCCGTATTCTTTTTCTGCATCTTCACGTTTCATAGGCTGATTGTAACCAAACGTCTTTGGCTCCCACATATCAAAGCGACACATACGACCTAACACAGTTCTAATCTTACCATGTTTCTGTGCCTTATTCATGACACGATCTGCAAGTTCTTTTACAAATGGAACTTTACGATGATAAGTTTGTAACAACTCATTAGCATCATCAAGTTTAATATCAAGTGTGTCTGCAAGTTTCTGTTTACCCATACCATACATAATACCTAGATTAACTGTCTTGGCCTCTTTACGAGTGATGTTTGCCATGTCTGCCATCATCTGATGAAAGTCCACATCTTCTGTCTGATATTTTTCTACAATATCATTAAGTATTTCACTGCCTTGATTGACGACACTACAGTAATGCACAAGTAACCTTGGTTCTTGGCTACTGTAATCAAAACTGCCCCACTGCTCTCCATCCTCTGGAATAAATAAACCACGAATCATTTTTTTAATCTCTGGATCTCGTGATGGTATTTGCTGAAGATTTGGATTGGATGAGCTAAACCTACCTGTAACTGTACCACCATCGTCATTACGAAGCTGATGTAACTCACAATGTATTCTGCCTTTGTAACTATGTTTAAGTATACTATCGATGAATGTGTTGTGTGCCTTATCAAGTTCTCGAAGTCTTAATACTTTAGATGCAATAGCGTGTGGACATCCTTGTAACCATGCTTTGGTAAAAGAAGGTTGCTCACTTTTACCTGTCCTTTCGTAATGTATATTAAAATGATCAAAGACCTTGGCTACACTAGTCGCTACCCATGGCTCTATGTTTATGTTGGTATCGTCTTTAATCTCTTTTGTAACTTGTTTCTTCATTTCCAAAAGTTTTGTCTTAGTTTGCTCTGCTTTGTCTAAATCAACTCTGACACCTTTTTGCCTCATTTCAAGCACAAGAGGTATTAGTGAAGTTTCTAACTCAAAGATGTTTGTCAGTTCTTGTTGTCTAATCTCTTGCTCGAATCTATTCCATAACTCTAGCGTAAGAGATGCATCTTGTTCAGCATATGTGCCTACAAATTGTGAGGGTAGTTTCCACATCTCTTTCTTTGGATCAAGACCCCAATCTTTAGCTGCTGCATTTAGAACTTTTTCATTCTTACGTTTGCCTAAGTAATCACGGCCAAGTGCATTTAGTGCATAGCTAAATCTATTCTCGTTAATAAGAGGTGCAGCAATCATAGTATCTATAATCTTACCTTTGACCTCTATGTTTGCCCATCTCAGCCACCCCGCATCATACATAGCATTGTGCATAATCTTTGGAATGTGTGGTGTGTTAAGTTGTTTTCTTAGCCACGAAAAAACTTTTTCTTCTGGTATGTTACCACCACCCTCATGTCTGAAAGGATAGTAACCTACAAAGTCTCCCGCTGCTATGGCCACTCCTACAATAAATCCATCATTACGTGTCCACCCTGGACCAAGTTCTAACAAGTTTGGATCAGATGTTTCTAAGTCAATAGCTATGTATTTGGAATCTGTTAAGTCTGGAAACGATTGAGGCACAGTCCATTCTTTTTCTAGAGTGCTCATTTCCATTCGTTCTAAAAAACTTATCGTATTCTTATCTTTCATTACATTCCACACATACCATCACATTCGTCAAGAAATGATAGTTGCCCTTTCTCTTCTATTGTTTGTAAATCTGCTTCGTCTAAGGGAACTAATGAACGATGAACAAACTGTTCTCTTCCTTTGTCTGTGCCCGTAGTTCTAATCTTCTTGTCTACTGCTACTGCATCTGCCCAACCTTTTGGATCATTATCTCTTAAATGTCTCCACTCATTATTATTTTTGTATGGGCAAAATGTACAGGCTGATCTTGGTAAATACTTCTCGGGATAGTGTTTTGCAAACCAATTCTGACAATCGTATCTCTTCATACCTAGCTCTATCAACGGCCATCTGTTATATAACCATTTATCTCGAGACTCTTTGACACGTTGCAATTCGTCTGTGCTAATACCAATCCATTGCTCAAGTATGACACCTTGCTTGACTTTGTGATTTTTCTTTACGCCAAGTAATTGTCTAAACTTCTTTTGTATAGGTTCTATTTTAAATTGAGTTGTACATTGTCTACGACCAAACCCATCTTTGACATGAAAAGGCACGACACAATAGTTTTTGTTTGTGCCTCTGATGTTGATGCCCTCTGTAATACTTCTTCGTAAGTCACCCGCAGTTGTCTGATAGATAGGAAATGATAGTTGTCTTTCTAACCATGCCAAGTGTGCATAAACTTCATCTGGCTCTGCCTGTGTATCTGCAAATACTGCACAATCTGGCTTGGGTGTAATCTCTCCACGTTCAGCCATAAGAGCAACGACAGAAGATTGAACTCCCGCTCCTAGACTAATAACTCTCATTGTTGGGTTAGGATGTGGTTTGAATATACTACTTATCATCCTTCTCTTCTGCTCCTAATGCTCCGTATCCACAGATATCGATCCACGAATCTTCATGCTCTGGCTTATTCATAATCCTAGACATCTTGACCGCTACCATAGCTAAATATACCATCCAAACTTGAACTTTGATACCAAATATAACACTCCACATATTGGCTATCCGTTGATGATTAAGACGAGCATCTCCATAAACACTCGCTCTTTTTTCACTAACTAAACCCTCTGCTATTTTTAATGCTTTATCTCTTTTCATATTACGTATCTATACCTCCCAAATGAATCAATGATGTGTAAATTATGTTTGGCTCTTGTGACCCCCGTATAAAATACACGATGCTCATCATCTTGATTTTTTGCATTAACTGCAGGATGGCATGACTCTGACATCAATATAATGTTGTCGTCCTCTCCGCCTTTCATCTGATGTATCGTTGATAATTTAATACGAGGGTTCTCCAAGTCCTCCCCCCTTCGTAGTATCGCTGCCTTGTATCTCTGATCGTCCTCTGACATATTAACTACATCTTCTCCTCTCATTGATTTAGGTGCGACTAACCCATGATTGGCCACTAGCTCGTCATAACATAAACTGCTTTGTGGATCTAAATACTCTAGTGTTTTTGCTGAACCTCTCTTTACAACTTGGTTCTTGCCTTGTTTTGGCACATAACTATAAAACTGTTTTATTGTCTCGAGGGGTAAACTCTTGTCCTTTTTGAGTTCCTCCCACATATTCATAAATTGAATAAATTCATTTTCTAATGAAATTTTACCAAATCTTTCATATAAATAACCATTGTCACGAAGATTAACTTCTATCTTGTTTACGATATTGTTTGTTCTTGCCATGATCGTCCATGACCCTTTGTCGATATCTACATCATACCAATTCATATGATAATCCACAGAACCCTCACGCTCTGTAGGTTTCCAACTTTTTGCCTGTCTTACTTCTATTCTATTGACAAGACGATTGGCTATCTCATGCACAGATCTTGGCACACGATAACTCTGATCAAGTATGCGAATGTTCTCACATGATCTCATGAAATTTTTCACATCAACACCATTCCACACATGTATCGCTTGATCGTCATCTCCCGCATAATAAATTCTACTTGCTGATTGTTTGAGGACATTGACCATAGACCATTGCAACTTTGTAAGATCCTGTGCCTCATCTACAATCAATACATCAAGTAATGGTGCACTGCCTTGCTTAACAAAGTATTGTATCATGTCTGTAAAGTCATACTTCTCATACTCTTTCTTGTATGCCTTGTAGACCTTATCGACTTTATTCAAGAAAGAATAGCTTAGTTGATAATCGCCATTATCATTATACTCTTGATCTAATGATACTTCTCTCATGTTGGCACGGCCAATCAATTCAAGATACTGATTACCTTTGTTAAACGATTGCAGCAACACACCATCACTGTTTGATTTTGCAGTATTACCATCAAAGATAATACCAAGCTCATTGCCTAGGTTCGTAAAATCTGCTCTTGTCAGCATGTTAGACTCGCCTAGGCCAAGCCAATGATATCCCGTTGAATGAAGAGTCTTGAACCACGGAACATCCTTGAGTGATAGTTTTGTTTGTTCCGATATACGTTCCTTTGCTTCTCCTATAGATTTCTTAGAAAAAGATACGAAACCTATTCTATCGGGTGGGGTGCCTTTACTCAATTCATCTTTGACAAGATCAATCAATGTATGAGTCTTGCCACACCCTGGTGGTCCGAATATTAACTCCTCATGCATCGGCTTTTTCTCGAGGTCGGTTGTCAAGCCACTCTTGTACTTCACTCTCTACCCATCTTGATGTGCCATTTTTCTCTGGCTTACCAAGAACAACAGGTTTTGGAAATGCACCTTCTTGCACCCATCTGTACAGAGTTGACTTTGATATCTTTAACCATTCACTAACCTCGGGTTGTGTCAGAAAAACTGTGTCCCTCGAAAAGGATTGCTTTTCTTCAAAATGGGATTTCGTCATCATCATTCTCCTTTGTAATTGTTAAATCCACTTCAGTCGTTTCAAATTGAGGAACCCACCACACCCGTAGATTTGTCCACTTACCATTGTCTAACTTGATTTGTTTCATGCCATTACACTTTTGCCCACTATTCAAATCTTTTAGTCTTTGTTGGATCCGTGGTCTATTGAATGTCGTAAATCCTCTTTGTTTCAAAAACTCCTGCAAACCTTTCATGGTAAAATATGTTAAGTCATCTTCTGTCCATGGTTTACCCATGTTCAGTTCTTCGGGTGACTTTGCCCGAATACGGCTTGTGCAGTAGGTTTCTACAAGTTCCTTAAACTGTCCTGTCATAGTCAGTTCTTCAGAAGCTTCTATTGATGTTGCAGTTGATAACAGATTATTTACCAAAATCTGCCAATCTCCTGGTTTAAACAACGGAGGCATGAAATCAATTTGCTCGATACATGCACGTTGAAACTGTATAGGCATTTGTAATTGTTCAGTTGATAGCTCTAATCTTTTGCCATCAACATCCAAAAAGAAAAGTCTTGGCTCTGATTTTAAGATTGTTAGTCCGCCAATCTCGGGCAACGTATCATGGCCACCGATACCATACTTCGCTTGTTTACATGCCTTCTTATCACAATGACTCTGCATAGGCTCGTCCTTACAGAGATACTCATATTCTTTTTTCTCATGTTGTTGTTGTATTGTTACAATCTCAGAAGCTGGTAAGGGAGTAGAGCAATACTTATTATTCCAAGTCTCAAGCATTTGTTTCCAACTTTCTGGAAACTTTTTCTTTGCATACTTACCCGCATGAAATAGAACCTTGTTCCTCTGACCCTCTGGTATACCTAGATTAAAAAAGATACGAAGACACCACGGAGCATCTTCAAATTCTTTTTTGTCATTACCTAAATTTAATTTGCCTAAGTCATCTAATGTTACAGTCTTCTTTTGTGCAAACTCTAAAAAAGATTCTAGATTTAATTCTTTGCCTTTGTCATCCACTGCATACCTCAAACTATTGTCTGCATCAAAGTATGGCAAGTTAATAAAGTTTCCTACATCGCCACGATCTACGAGTATCTGATCTTGCTTTGGAAATATCTCACAGGTTGAATGGCCAAGTGCTGCTGCCATTTCACCTAAATAATCTCTTACATCCACTGCGGGATAATATTGTTTTAAAAATAAAAATAAATGTGCCCCACCCGATTTACTTCTGCATACAACAAAAGGTAGTTTCATAGTCTTACATTTCTTTGCTATGGCTACATGATCGATGGGATATGTATCTATGTCTAACACACCAAACTTACATTTGTTCTCATGTGTTATGGGTATGGAGCCAATACCTTTAGTACCACTTAAATGATCTTGTACCAATTCAAGTGTCAAAGGCTCCTTAACGATAAAACTTCTTGCATCTGTCTTACCATTCTTACGTACATTTCCGATGGTTGTTTGCCCATGGGCAGTGCTTGATCCCTCAAACACCGCCATGAACTTTTGTGCTAGACTCATTAGAAATGATCATCATCTACTTTAGTTGATGTACCCATATCTGCTATGTCCTCGGCTCTTGCCTTGGCTTCCCCTTTCATAACAGATCCTCTAAATTTTCTAGCCTCTTCAAATAGACTCTTGTCTTGAACGAAACCAACACGTTCAAAAGTCCAATTGAAAAACGTACCTTGATCATTGCTCTCCTCAACAGATTTAAACTTCCACATGTTTGAGTAGACAGATGGTACAACAAGTTCGCCATTCTTGTTTTTAACTTTGAGCATTGCAATCTGTGTCTTCCAACGTCTGCTAACTTTTAACTGTGATACTTTCATATCGAGAATAGCTAATGTTGGAATATCATTATCAAGTATAATGCAATAGTGCTGATCTGATTTAACAAGTTCGTTACCATTAGGTAACAACTCTTTATTACCTTCACGTTTTGCTTGTTGTATTATGGGATTGTCGGGAGCGATCTCTCCTACAAAACCACCACCAGAATCACGTGGCACAAATTCCAGATATTTTGTTTCTTGATAGCAAGGTATAACGACTACACCCTCTTCGCCATCCCAATACTGTCCTGTAACAGTATTAAACATATCCCCTTGAGATGCACCCGCAATAAATTTTGGGTCAGCTTTCTTTAACTGTGGGGACATGGCTTGGACTAAACGAAGAAACGGAATCTGTAGTTCCGAAGTATCGTAGTCAATGCCTTCTCCAGCGGTCTCAAAAATTACATCTTCTATTGCAGAGGGAAGATTGTCCTCTTTTTTTGTTACTGCTTTTGACATTATTATCTCCTTTTTATGTCAGCGGTTCTTGCTACAAAGGCACCAAACAGATCAAGATCTATTGGTAACCCCTTCTCCACACGTTCCTTAATGAATGCTTTTAGAGTCATTGAGTGAATGTGTGTCTTCTTCTCGGGATGCA